GTTGCGTGTTCGATCTCGGCGACTGCTGACAAGACCATCAACATGATCTGGTTTGCCATGTGATTCATATCGAACTTCGCATCCAAGCCCTTGGTCTTGGCAACGTCAGGATAGACAATCGGCATCTCTCCAAACTGCTCGCAGAAGAAAAGCGTGATGCCTATCTCTTGCAGCTTTGGGATCAAAGCAAGCAAGTCTGAGCTAGAGCGGGAGAGACGGTCGAGTCGAGTACAGACGACTACGTCGTGCTCATCAATCACGTCCGTCATCTCACGACTGGCAGGACGATCCAAGACCGCGTGTGTGCCAGAGATACCTTCGTCGGCAAAAAACTGCGTGACTTCCCGGTTGTATTTTTCGCGCACGAACTCGCTGATCTGCTGCATCTGAGTTTCGAGCGATATACCGGACTTAACCTGCTCGTCAGTCGATACACGCACGTAGCCGTAGATATTATTGATTTGTTTCAACGGTCTGCTCACTTTACACCACCCTTGTATCCGTATTCGGTCATCTCGTTGTGTAACCGCTGCCAGTTTATATCAAGCGGCATGTTGTCGTCGGTGCGGTCAGCAAACATGACCACACCATCCTTGACCAGCTCCACACCGTAGACTGCCTTTGGCACACCGTCGTAACGAATCTCGATGTTGTGCTTGAGGCAGGTACGGCGGACTCGATTGTAGTAACGCTTTTTGTCTTGGGCGCTCACGCTGCGCCCTCCTGCAAAAACTCTGCATACAGCTTCTTGCCATCCTCGGTGGCTGCAAGCCTGCGAGCCATGTCCGCGACATAGTCGCCAAGCTCTTTGATTTGCAACGCCTTGTCAGTAAACGCAGACAGCGTCTCTTCGGTTGCAACGGCACCCTTGCGAAACAATGCTGGCAGCATCATGGACTCTGCTGCGGTGAGCACATGCAGACGAGCAAACTTGTGGCAGTCCGCGTGTAGCAATTGTTCTTCAACGGTCAGTTCTCTATCGGTCATCACATTTCTCCTTCAAGTGAAACTGCATGATAGGGGTATCCGTGTCGATGTGCAAGCGTTTATTTTCAGTGGACACAAATATAGGGGTTTGCATATAGACACGGCATGTGGTAAGATGTTTGCATCACAACTAAGGAGAACGTGATGAAGACCGAAATCAAAAACCCAACCAAGCGCAAAGTTCGCAACCGCGGCTTTACGCCTGTGCGCTATCACCATGACTCTGGCATCCACAACGGCTGGATCTATAGAGTCGGCACCAAGTACAACCACGCAAGGTTCCCAAGTCTCGGCAACGTGCGTATCAGCAAGGCTGACATGCGTTTCGTGAGGGAGCTGTAATGACTATACGTTCAAAGCGCGGTGACAACGTCACACCCGAAGAGCATAAGCTCGTCGTTAGGTTTGCAAAGCAGTGTCTGAAAGAAATCTGTAAGAAGCAGTACGAGGTTCAAATCGGAGTAACATACCCAAGGGTTCGACCTTTGACCTATGCAGACGCTCTGGAGCGCATACAAGTTACGACCAAATATCGCAACCAACGCAGCTTTGGGGGTGCCAAGGGCATCTCTATCGATGTACGGCACTATCGACAAAGCCTCACCTCTTTTCACGAATACAAGTCGTTTGCTAAAGACCCTGTGATCGGCAGCATTACCAACTGCGCAGACCCTGAGCTGTTGCTCAAGTGCTTGGTCGCGCATGAGGTGGCGCACCACATTCAAAGACGGTACGGCCCTTTCACTCGTTACCTGAAAAAGACTTGTGACAAGCCGCACGGCGATGCGTTCAAGGCAATCTATCGAGAGCTACGTCGCACCTTAGTAAATCCGTTCATTGAACCAGTGCAGGAGGTGGCGTGATGAGAAAGCTCTATCGAAGGTTCAAAAGCTGGCTTCGACTGAAGCGATGGGCCAAGAAAAACTCTTGGTTCAAAGAGCCGCAAACAGACCTCGAAAAAAGTATGTTCGCGTGTGCATTTTTTCTTCACGGCCAAGCTCTCAACGAAGGTTTGTCAACTGATTCCGACGAATACTTTGATTACATCGATGCTGGTATGCGCAAGAACTTCGCCTCTTATGATTGGGAGAAAGTTGATGACTAAGTTGAAAACACAATACGTTCAGTTCACAAACGAAGAGATCGAGCTGCTAACGACTTTGATGCGTGCCAGCTCAGACGATCCTCGGGTGAACGGATTGATAGGCACCTGTTTCTGGTACAAGTGCCATGACAAAGATCAAGAAGCGGAGCTGAAAGCGCGGTGGACAAGCATCGAGCAGAAGCTGGCGGAGTTTGGGGGGAAGGATGATGATTGAAATGGATGTAGGCGAGCTGCATGGAGCCATGCTCTCTGCGCTCAAGAAACCTGAAAAGCGGTTTTGGTTTTTCGAACAAATACCGCAGGACAATCAAGCTCGTCTCCAAGAAGTGAGAGACTACAAGAAGTTGTTGCAAAACGACTTGCAGATCACTCGTAAGTTTCTAGTCGAGGACGGTGTTGTCGAAGAGGCTTTTTACTCTCCCGAGATTCAGAGGCTGATGTCAATTCGTCACCTCAAGGAGCCTTATGATGAGCTTGAACTGCCGCTTTTTTTGCAACTACAACGCGATGCTGTTGCAGCCGTCAAAAACTTTCGGCTGCCATTCAAGCGTTGTTGGCTCGAGTTCAGCTCTGACAAATACAATCACCTTGTATTCACTGACCCTTCGCTTGATAAAGTGTTAGCTGTTCAACAGCCACAAAAGAACTTCAGTAGGCATAACGGTGACATACACCACTCGCTGAATGCTTGGCCCTTGAAGAACCCTGACAACCTTGAAGAAAAGTGGTTGTTTGCGCCAAGGGTGATCGGTCAATACATACAGGATCTCGAACAATGCAGACAACTCAGAGTGAAAGGACAACCGCTTGCCACCGGCTTCACCATTCAGACTTTCTCTGGCGGCATCGGCGATATGTCAGACGTTCCTCAAAACGCAGGACTGCGCAATCAATTAGGTAACAAAGTAATTCCAGTGCGCTCTGAAAAATGGTTTGGGATTACAAATGCGGAACAATTGAAGGAGCAAGGTTTGTGGGAAGGAGATCCTGTATTCACTTGGGATCGCGACAAGAAGCACAGTAGGTCGGGTATGCACTTCGACATCCCAGTGCCAGAAAAGTTCGCCAACAATCTGTTGCCCGAATATCAAGAGATTCTATCAGGCGTGTCCTGCGACACGATGGATTGGTTTTATGGCAAGGCGCAAGACGACATTGAGGACGGCTGGTTTCTGGGAGAATGGTTCGCGCCTTTCGCTCAACGCCTAACCATGAAGATCATAGAGATCCTGAACTACCCGTTCATTGAGACGAAGCCTGCGAGCTTGAATCAAAACCAAGGCAGCAAGGGTAAGCGTCCGAACATCAAGCCGTTTGATTCATACTACCGCTGCAAGATTCTTCTGCCCAAGCCGGATGGTGTCGAGATCAAACAGCCTCCCTGCCGTGAGGAAGCCTACGGCAAACGACTGCATCAGGTGCGAGGTCACTGGCGCATCTACAAAGACGAGTTCGGCGAGATCAAACGCAAGACGTGGATCAGAGAGCACCGTCGCGGTGACGCGAAACTCGGGGTGGTGTTGAAGGATTACCATCTGACAACGGAGACAAACAATGCAGACCCTGATTGAGATGCTACGCAACCACGACTGGTATTTCGAGTACAGCGACGATCACAAGGTCTGGAAAAGCGGGGTTATCGAGCGAGCGGCGATCAATGCCGAGGCTGAGCGACTCGGCAGGCCAGAGCTGGTGGAGCAAGCATTCGAGGAGTACAAAGCCGGTGGCTTAGAGTGGTGGCTGGCGGAGCTGGAGGAGCTTTCATGAAGGTCATTCCGATAAAAAAAAAGGAATGTACCGAGTGGTTCTTGCAAAAGCATTACGCAAAACGAATGCCATCTTTATCTGTCGCTTTTGGCCTGTATGTTGAAGATGTGTTGTCAGGGGTTTGCAGCTTCGGCAAGCCTATGAGTCACACGCTTGTCAAAGGAGCTTTCAATGGCCTGTATGAAGACTGCTTCCTTGAGCTTAACAGGCTTGTCGTAAATGATGGATTGCCAAGCAATACGCTTTCTTTTTTTGTTTCTCGGTGTCTAAAGAACCTCGCTAAGCCGCATGTGATTGTCAGCTACGCAGACACTTCGCAAAACCATAGCGGTTACATCTATCAAGCCACCAACTGGCTGTATACGGGCCTAAGCAGCAAATTTAGCGACTATGCCGTAGAGGGTCTTGAGCATCTTCACCATGCGTCAATTGGCGACAGCGTTGGTCGCTACGACAAAACCAAAGGGATCGATAAACACACCTTGCTCAAACAAAAGTATGGCGACAGGCTGTATCTCAAAGAAAGGCCAAGGAAACACAGGTACTTTTATCTTCTGGGCACAAAAAAGGAAAAGAAAGTGATGATGAAAAACTTATCCTACGAAATTCTCCCCTACCCAAAGGGCGAGAACAAAAGATACGACTCTTCGCACAACCCGTCCGTTCAACAACTTCTTTTCAGTTAAGGCTATGAATAAGTATTTTCAGACGCTCGACATGGCCGCATTTCGCATGATGTTAGAACCCGATAGCGACAAAGCGATGAAGCTATACCGCCATGTGCTCGACGCGCAGCATGACGCAGGGCCAGAAGCCGACTACATTATCCGCCTGTGGAAAAAAGAGCGGGGGATCAATGCGCAAAATGACAGTTATGGTGGAGATGTCGGTTAAAACCCTGCTCGACATCGATGTGCTCGAAGACTTGATTGAGGACGTGTTGCTTGAGGCTTTACATCAAGACGAAGAAGTCGAGGTGAAGGTGACCGCGGAGTTTGTGAAGGTGCCTATAGAGCCACGTCCATTGCGCTCTTAGCCGCCTCTCGTTCTGGTTCGCCGAAGATGTCTTCGTACAGATATTTGCCACCCCGATACAACAGACCCAACGGCGACACGTTCTGCGGGTCTGTGATTTGCTCGACCGCGCCCGTCACCACTGGCTCCAGTGTTCGAACAGCAGGCGCTGCCAGCCGAGCAATGCCTTCCTGCGCCCTTTGGCTCAGCTCTCGCCCTAACTCACTTGTGGGTTCGTAATCGAGTGCCTCGCTTACACCCTCACGCATAGCTTCGATCCTTCCCGCGGCTTGCTCATCGGTGAGATCGCCCAAGACTCTTCTGGGCAAATCCTCTCGAAACTGCGCCAGCCCTGCCAAGCCACCAGCAATCTGTCGAGTGCCTCCTGACAGAGCGTCGAGCACAACCTCAAACGGCGCTGCCTCTGCTCGACGGGTGGCGGCTCGGGCTTGTTGCACCGACATAGCCTTCACGTCATCGAAGTCTCTGCCCTCTTTCGCTGCATCCTTCCGAGCCTGTTCTTCAACCGCTTTGTTAATTTTGGCGTAGTTGCT